CGGCCGACACAAACACGGTCGAGGTGTCACGCTCCTTCACCACCACCAAGGTGGTCCGCGGGCTGCGCACCAGCAGCGCAACCGCCAGCCGCTCCCAGAAGGTCATGGGTGGTTCACGGTGGAGGCTGAGGTGAATCGGTTTGCGATCGGGTGGTCCACGGAGTACCAGAACAAACCGGTGCTGCGCGAGGCGGTAACGCTAGAGCTGGGTTTCGTGCCACCGCTGCCGGCGGGCCGACCACCGGGGCCACATTACGAACTGTTACAGCCGCAATGATGCGCCACCGGTGGTGGGGGATAATTAGGGGACGGCCGACGAGGCCTCCCACCCACATCACAGAGCACATCGGCAACGACGACGACATCCTTGACCTTTCAGTCGAGGCCTTGCCCCTGCCGCTCGATCTCGGTGGACAAAGCACACATTGACGAGACCCGCCTGGTCACCCGACGCTCGGCGCGTGATCAGATCCACCTGGCCTGGAACTACCAGTGCGCCTACTGCGGCGAACACCTCGGCCGTAGCCCCACCCTTGATCACGTTGTCCCCAAGGTGTTCGGCGGCCTCACCGTCCGCGAGAACCTTATCAGCTGCTGCTTCATGTGCAACAGCCAGAAAGGTCACAAGCATTGGGTGGACTGGTATCGCCCGCAGTCGTTCTGGACATCAACCCGTGAATGGGCAATCGCCCGCTGGGTGTCTGGCGAGCTCTAGCGACCGGCCACGAATAGCTGGCAGCGTGCCGCAAAACGGCCCCCGCTCTGCCGCGCTTCAGGGAACTCAAGACTGCATCCCTTGCGCGTTGCCTCCCATTGCACGCAGTCCCAGCACATCCGTGGCGCACCGTCCGGTCGGATCTTGGCGCGTGCCATCTGGTAAATCGACTGCGCGCGCAGCATTGCATCCTGCAGACGGATCGCGCCAGTGTCAGCCGTCACCTGGTGCTCAGCCTTAGGGCCAAGGTTCACATGGCAGTGCCAGGTACGGTCAGCGCGGTCGCAGAAGAGAAGCAACCGGCCACCGTACAGGCTGATCATTCAGCCTCGCCGTAGCTTGCCGAGTGGTACAGCCGCTCGAGGGCCATGCTGGCCGGTTCATCGTCGTTGAGGCCTGAAATAACGTACGCCGCCAGCGGGTCGGTTTTATCGGCTGACACAAACACGGTCGAGGTGTCACGCTCCTTCACCACCACCAGGGTGGTCCGCGGGCTGCGCACCAGCAGCGCAACCGCCAGCCGCTCCCAGAAGGTCAAGGTGGCCAGATGCGAGGCTTTCATCCCTCTAGTGTGCCGAGCAACCGGGCGAGATACCAGGCGGCCTTAGCCAGCGAGCTGCGCTGCCCCTTGTGCTGCTCGCGCCAGATGTACTTGATCGCATTCCCCTTGCAGTAGCCGCGAAACTCCTCGGGTGTCAGTGCGGCCTCGATCGCATCAATGCACTCGATCTCGCCCTGGCGGTAGTGCGGTGGCTCGTTAATGAGATCAGCCATTGCCGACGGGCTGGTAGACGCTGCACTTCGCTGCGAACGTGTACGCCGAGGTCAAGCTCTCGGGGAACCCGAAGTCGCAGACGCCAGTGTTGCTGTTTAGATGGAGGCAGCTGCGACAGGTAAGCCGAGGAGCAGGTGCAGGCTTGACGTACCCCTCAGGCTTCAGCTGGTGGTAATCCCCGCCACCCTTATGGCCAGGCTTCGGGATCCCGCGCAGGTCTTCATCCTGATGCGCCCATGCTTTCCAGTTCACGATCCTGCTGATGCAGGACACGTTCACCCCTAGGTCCCGGGCGATCTGGGATGCAGCGACACCATCGCAGAGATGCTGCAACCGGATCTCGCGCACGGTCTTGCTATCGAAGAATGAGTTTGGGTTGGCCATCCCGTTGCTGGCGCGTGGGGTCATCGGTCGATCTGCACCCGAGCAGTCCCATCAAGCGGCACACCAAGGCGGTACGCAGCACCTGCTGACAGGTCGATGCTGTTGCAGTCGCAGCGGTCAGTGATCGGTACTACCAGCGATCGCCCCTTGTGGGTGACTGTCACCAGCGTGCCGCAACGGATAAAAGGATGGGCGGCGGACAACCCCCAGTGGCGGTAGGTGCTGCCGCAATACGCCACACGACCGTCATACCACGGGTCGTAGACAGTTGCAGTCACGGTCCTGGCCTGAGCCGGCGCCGCGAGCATGGCCAGCAGCAGCAGAAGCCTCCTCATGCCCACTTCCCCAACAGGTAGCGGCGGCAGATAGCGATCGCCTGCTGCGCCTGCTTTTGCGTCATGATTGACCCAGTGTCATCCATGGCCTGGCATACATCAGCATGAAGCTCCGCGTAATCAGCATCGCGGAAGTTCGGGCCGATGTCTTGGCAGAACTCCTGCCACAACCCCGTGTAGGTCGAGCGCAGCGGGTGCCCCTGGGGCAGGGCTGCGCGACCGCTTTTGGCGTACAACGACTCCATCATGGTGGTGCGTTGAAGGTCAAGTTGATGGGGTTTCATTTTCTTGAAGGTGAAACAACAAATTGCGGCATTCCTGCCATGCCACTGAATTGTGGTGTAGCTCATCCATGCGCACTTTAAGCAGCATCTTGATGTGCCGCCGTTCGTCTTGGCAACCTTGCTCATAAAGGCTGCTGGTATTAATCAAATCAGCAATCCGTTCACGCAATGGTTTCATCGCGTTTCAATTGTCTTGGAGGACAAGTAAAGCTGCGAAAGCATAAAGCAATCACCTGCAGTATTGTGGCAGATGTAATGCGGCCAGGTCTGACCTTCAACTCTGTTTTTGATGTACAGAACATCCTTGGATGGCCAATTGCGAACGTAGACTTTTTGACCAAGATTAAACCGCCATAATGCAGCAGTGCGTGGCATGCCGCGATTGCTTGGGGTTAGGTTGTATGTGCTCCAACTGGTTGAAACAATTGGGACAACATAATTGCTTGATAAGACAGTTGCTTGCATGAGTTTTGGGTAGCGCCCGGTTTGGGCATGAACCTAAGGTAGGGCACCGCAGGTGGCGCCCAGTAGGTTTGTTGTAAAGCTTTACACAAGAAAACCCGTGTCAGTTTCCTGCACGGGTCATCCTCCTACCGATCAGAACAGTTCAGTCCCACCAGTAGCTGCAGCAAGGCTGCTAGCCGCCTGGCCCAGAACCTCCGTCTCCTGCAGCGCCTTCAGGGTCTTGAAGTCAGGCTCGAACGCAAGGCTCAAATACGTCTGCCCTGCACCCGACTGCTTGGGCCACCCGCTAATCTTCACCGGTATTTCACCTCGATCATTCGGCGCCGCATTCATCACATAATTGGCAAATGCCATCCGGTCCTCTTCCTTGATGCTAAACACACCGTCATAACCAGGATAATTACGATTTGGGTCGTAGCGATCCTTGAAACGCTCCTGTAATTTCTCAGGGGTATTCTTGAACAATGCACCGTTAGCTTTGAAAGTCATTTGTTTTCAGGGGTGATGGTGTTGACCTTTTCAAACTGCTCCACCTCGGCCAAGGGGTAGAGCACACGACCGTTGATCTTTGAATAAGCAGGACCCTTATTAAGGGACCGCCATCGGATCAACGTCTGGCGATGGACATGCCACCGCTCAGCAAGTTGCACATCAGTCAAGAATTCAGAACAGCTCATCGACAACCTCTGGAGCGGCTTGCACCACCGGGGTAGGTGGCTGGATTTTTGCATTCAGCTCATCAAGGTTGGTAGAAACATTCACCAGTTCAACGTCAACTTCCTCGTCTTGCGACTGGATGCCAAGCAGCAAATCACTAGCATACAATCGCCCCCAGAATGCAGCGGCTCTGTACATAATCATCAAATCCGGCATCGTTGCCCACTTGCTGTTGGGCTTTGTGGACCACCCTTCTTTTTTTGCCATCAACATCGTGATGGTCGGTCCCTTCAGCTCCTGCTCACTGGCAAGGTCCGTCGCCCTGGCATAGCAGGCCAGGCTGTCACCTTCGCCGCTCATCTCAAATCGCAGCGGGCTGAACCGGCCGCAGCCATTCACCATCGCAATGATGAAGCTGCTGCTCCACGATGGGCGCCCGTGGATCACGTGCAGCCGGTAACGGTCAGCGCAGCACCTGCAACCACAAGCGTGGCGGATCTTAATGCCAAGCTGCAGCCCGAAACAGCAGCCGCTGCAACGGATGACGATGAGATCTTCTGACTACTTAACCGCCACGCAGTTATGCGAGCGGTGGGGTGTCAGTCGTGACACTCTGTTGCGATGGCGCAAGACCGGTAAGGGGCCTGCGTACTTCCGCACGCCCGGTTTCGTGCTCTACCCCTTGGCCGAGGTGGAGCAATACGAACAGGCCAACACCATCAACCCCGGAGAGCAATGAGCTTCAAGCTGAACCTGGCAATTTTCAAATCCAC